GTTTGTAGACTGACCAACCCATTGAGTTTCCCAAGCACCCCAAACTGTACCTAATACACCTTGTTCTTGTAACTGTGTTTGAACTGCAGTGAAGTTGCCTTCAACGTTATTCACAATGTCAGGACGACGATTGACTTCAAACCATTCATCTGATGGTGGATTCAATGCCATTGAACCTAAGAATGTGAAAATAGCAAACGGATTAACGTTTTCAACACGTGATGCAAATGGTTGAGAAATTAAAGTGCGGTGTGTATATGGTAATGTTACGATATCACCAGTTAGTGCATAACTATCTGCTGCACGATCTTCATCATTAGTATTGCTCTCTAACAAGTTTACATTAGACATCGTATAGAATGGACGTAATTCTTGAGCAGTCATATCAATAGCACAACGATAATCGACTGAACCTGCATCACCTAGATTTTGACCCTTGAAACTATCAACGATAAAACCACGCTTGAAACGTTCTAAACCAAGATCATCTTGAATAGACATAGACTTAGTTTCTTGTTCAAGCAATGATAGCGCTGTATAATATTCTAGATTCTGAATACGCTTATCTAATTTACCGATATCACGCATTGTGTATCGTTTAGTGTCAATAGTTTCGATTGCAACAGAACCATTAGATGGGAACATTGTATAAGCTGAGAAGAACAACTTAGCTAACAACATACCTTTAGATGGATCTTTTGGTTCTTCTGGAACTAGTGCAGGAACACCATCCACAATAAAGAACTTACCGTCTAAATCAAGCGCAAGTTTATCTGCACGTGCTACATAGTAACCATAACTTGTAGAAGTTTCGAAACCAATTTTAGGAATTTCAGTTTGTGATGAACCTGTACCAGAGAATAATGTACCTGCATCGTTAATACGTGGGCGGAAGTCCATAACGTCAGCAAGTGCAACTACACCATTTGTAGTAACATAATATGGAATCTTGTTATATTCCAAATCAGTATATGAGTTTACTGTGAAATAGTCACCAGCTGTTGATGTTGAATGATCGAAATAATCGAAGATAACACGAATTGCACCTGTTGGTGCTGGATAACCTTCTTTACGAACAATTGAACATACATCGTAGTGTGTATCACGTTGACCATTATCAAATGTATACCATGACGTGATATTTGTTGTAATTGCTGGATCAGACGATGGTGTCCATGTATCAGCTTCTGACATTAGAATAGCAACAATGCGATAACCATCAGCTTTACCTAGTGAAAGCGTCAATGGAGCAACTTGACCTTCAACGAAGTCTTTAGTTACGTTTGTCTTTAGTGACTTAGTCTTTTCTTTACCATCAGAACCGCTCTTACGAACCGGCGCAAATACAGAATATGACTTATTAGCAGTCAAACCTTGAATTAGAATTTCAGCATCATTGCCAACAGTACGTGTAATAGATGATGGTGTTACAATCAATCCATCAGTTCTATTCACAACAATATAATCACTTGATGTTGCAGCTGTACTAAATTCAGTCGCATTGGTAGTTGGTGAAAACGCAGAACCAATCGCAACGTTAACCGTTGTTTGACCTGTAGATGTTGAAAAGTCAAAACGCTGTGTAGTTGTATATGCAGTTTGATAATCGTTATAGTTTGCACCACCACGAACGCTATAAACAAATGAACGTGCAAGCGGGAAAATTAATGGAAGATTACCAGGTTCATTTACAATAGTTTCTACACGATATGCAAGTTTGTTTGTAACTGTACCAGTAAATGCGCTATCAATTGTAATACCAGATGAACTTCCAATAGCAGTGACGCGACGAGCTTCCCAACCAACAGATGATTGTACACGAATATAGTCACCAACTTGAAGTTGTGTGTTATAGTTTGGTGCTAATGTACCAGATGGTGTACCTGTACCAGCAGTTGTCGTAAATGAAATTAAACCATCGATAACTTGATCATTATTAACAACATCTGCAACAATGCGAGTTTTTGTTGTACCTGTGTCATAATAGAATTGCTTAACATTTCGTTCAAATGTTTTACCACTATTCATTTTTACGTCAAACACATAAAAACGATATACGCCTGTTGTTGTACCTGGAGTGCCTGACTCAAATTCAACTGCACGCAATCTTGCTGTACCAACTTTGCTACCTGATGGTGCATCTTGTACGTTTGCTGCAGGAGATAAACGATCATATAAATCTAAAACAGGACATTCAGATGCATCAACTAAACCGTGAACATTTGTAACAAATGCATAGTTACCATATGTTGTTGCAATGGCATCATTAGAAAGACGTTCAAGTTGACGAGCTTTAGATGCTTTTACATATTCAGTTGCAATTTTTTCTACTTCATAACCTTGAACATATGCTTTACCTGGTTCGATAGCAACAGCAACTGAACCTTCATCACCGCCACGTTCAGGCGTTAAGTAACCACGGTTAAATTGTGGATTTGTTGTGTAGTTCCATTGAATAGTGCCATCACTAACAGCACGATATGGATTTGTAACCTGGTATTGTGTTGATGGTTCGCTTGCACCAGATAAACCATCGCTTAGTGCATAGAAGAAATGGCCACCAGATGTTACGATATCTCCAAGCAAATAATTTGTTGAAGTTTTCCATTCACCACGATCATTATTGCGGTGTTCACGAATAGAAACTTTAAATGGAGAAACTGTGTAGTGGCCAGATTCATCGTATGTACGACGAGCTAGCGTTTTGGCTAGGAATGAATAGTCAGTATCTGTTACGTGTGTTTGTAATTGACCATCTTCAACACGAATTAATTCAATAAATGAACTGTCTAGAACAGAATCAACAGCTAACTTCTCTAACGTTAAGATGATTTGATATCGATGAGCGCCTGGTGCATTCTCATTTGGAACACCATTAGCATTATCATTTAGAGTGTTATCTAAGTTACCATCAACAATATTTTCATCAACAGACAAACCAACACGATATGTTGGTGTATTTGAATATTTGTCTAGAATAATTGTTTGTTGATCAACTAGTGTAAATTCGCCTTTAACGAAGTAAATACCACGTTCAATAGATGCAATTGAACCTTTACCAATTGAACTACTTCCAGTTTTAATTGCAACTGTGCGAGATGTTCCAGTAACAGTTGTACCAACTTGAGCAATTAGTGTTTCACCAGGACTAAATGTTTTAGTTTCGTTATCAGTACCAGATGTAGTGTAGCGAATAAAAATAGTAATTGGATCTTCGCTTGTTTCACCAGCAACAAGAGCTACACGTGCAGTTACACCGCTAGTAGAACCAACGAGTGTAGAACCAACTAAATCATCAATGATTGTATTAACGTTAATAGCATCTGTTTCAGATTCTAATTTTAGATATGTGATTTCAGTGTCAATAGAAGATTGACCTGGAATTACCATAGAACCATCTTTAAATAGATGTGAACCTAAGCGTTGTACTTGTGTTTGTAGATATGATTGTAGTTGGTTTAATTCACGAACTTGTAGTGATACGCCAGGTCTAAATAAGACGCGTAAATAATTCTTGTCCTCGTCAAAGTCATCATAGTATGGTGCTTGGGAAAAGATTTTTAATGACATGTGTAAGCCTTAACTTAATTAATTATAGTTCTAATACCAACTTGATATCTTCAGTTTGGCTAAGATTTCGAGTTACTGGTGTTAAGTTTTCGATATAAACAACATCACCAGTTAATGGATCATATTCAGAACTTTTAACTGATATGATAGTGAATGATGCTGCACCGCAAGTAACTTGTTCACCTTCTTGGAAATATTTAAAACCAGTAGTTGCGTTTTGATGGAATCTAAAAGTGCTGTTTGCTACATCTACACTATCTACCCAACCCATAGCATTGCTTGATTGACCAACAGCAGTTTGATCTTTGCTTAATGTACCTACTAAATTAGAAAACGTAATAGTTGTTAATGCATTAAGAGTTGATGCAGATGATAATGCTGATTTAACCCAAAAGTTTGATGTAACATCATCAGCAAAAACATCAGCAGTGTGATTAAATGTACATACGTATGTATAACCGCTATATCTAACAGTATTGCCAACAACATATGCATGACCAGTTGTCCAATAACCAATTAAATTTCCATTAGTATCATCAACTTCATATGGATTTGCGATTAATGCAATTTGACGGAAGTCGTTATCAACAATAAAGTCACCTGAACCATCATCTGCAACAATAGGTGTGTCGATCATAACATAGAACGCACCTAATTCATTAACAGGATCTGCACCATGACCAGCAGCTGGTGAAATAATAGCACGTGCTGTTAAACCAGTGCCATCACCACCACTAATTGACACATTAGCAATTGAATAACCAAATCCAGGGTTTGTTACTAAAATTTGTGTGATTGCACCACCCGCAATAGTAATATCAGCTGGAGCAACAGTGCAACCAAAACCATCACCTGTAATTGTTACTGTTGGCTTTGTAGTATAGTTTGCACCACCATTTGTGATCTTAATACGATGAATGCCACCAGGAATAGCAGCTTGTTGAACATCCCATTGTGGAGTATCATCATCTGAATCTAAAGTTTTTGCAGAGACGAATGACGCAGTCAAGAATTTAGCAACATCATTACCGCTCAATGTATACATGTATTTCCATTGATAACCGTCAGATAGTACGTTACCGATACCAGTCGATGTTCCCGTAGGTTTGATTGTTGAACCAGATGGACCAGCTTTAATACACTTATAAATGCCCAATTCATCAGTAACACAATAGAATTGTTTAGATGATAATGCAGAATCTTGATCATCATATTCTGAATAACTTTGACCAGCAATCCAGTTATAACGTGGAATTGCACGAGAAATATTATTAGGTGCGATCTTTTTAAGAGCAACAATGTTTGATTTTACATCAGACTCTTGATAATAATTATCGCCTGGAATTGGAGGATTGCTTTCGCTAGTCCAAGGTTGTGTTCGACCAATACCAACGTAATATGTATCATCACCTGCGCCAGATAATGATGCAATTAATGCATTAGCATTTTTAAAACGAAATTTTGTTGTGATGATTGCTGACATTTAAAATTTTTCCTTAAGGATATATGAGATATTTATATCACTGTAAATCGAGTTCAGCATAGATTGTATCTGGTTCTTGTAAATCAATATAATCATCATAAGATTCACTAGATAAATCTGCTGGTTGTGCTGCGGCAAACGCCGTAATTGTTATTGTTGAATCTATATAACCAGTGCCCAAACCAAGTTTCAATGAACCTGGCATGATATTTGATTTCAGAGTTGGAGCTGGAATCGTTACAGTATCAACAATCTTTGTTTCTTCATATGCATTAATAGTATCAAGTAAATTAAATTTGACTTGTTCTAAATGCAATAACGTTGGGCCAAATGCAACGATCGCATGATCGGCAAATGGATGATCGCCCGTTGCAGAACGGATATGAATATAATCTGCTGCAATTTGCATGCGCATTGTAACTGGATCTAGAATAATAGGTCTAGATGCTGCTTCACCGGCAACAGTTCCAGGTTGATTTAGTGACATCTTTAATTTTTGCAAAGATGCAACGCTAATAATTTTAATTTGACCAAAGAAAATAAACCCAGCTGGGTGTAAAATCTTTGTTACAATATCTTTCCAATATTCAAGTGTCTTAGATGTCTTAATGACATATGAATAATCTTGATAGTAATAACTGTCTTGAATGTATTTTCTATCAGATAAAAACCCGTTATTGTCTAAATAACGATGTGCTGTATTGTCCCACTTACCATCAGATAATTTTAGAACATCAACTCTAGGGAAATATAATTCAATCTGATCTTGAAATAATAAGTTAAACAATGCTTCATATGATGGAATTGATCCTTTAGAAAGATATAAATCAGTTAAATGTTTATAAAGTTTTCTACGATCAACACCTTCTAAATTACTGATAGGCATCGCAACTTCACGTTGAATATAACCTAAAAATTCATCAGCAATATTATCAACATCTCGAGCATCGACTAATCGATTAATAATATTTGCAGGATCTGTTGCAGATTCTTGTTGCCATTCAAAGTACGCTTCTAAAAATTCTTTAAAACGTAAATTATCACGCAAATGTGCAGGAAGGATTGTATCTAATGAATACAAATCCTGTGTTTGAGTTGTTATTTTAGTTGAATTGCTCATTTTTAATCATCTGCGTTATGACGTGAAACTGTAGTATAACCAATACCTGCAGGTGTGCCACCAGTTGCAATTGTGTCAATTTCTGGAGTAACAACTGTTTCATTCATATCAATCTTAATTAATTGATTACGTTTTGGTGCAATATCTAGTGAATTTGGCAATGCAGAAATTTTAATAGTGTTTAAACCATTAGAACCACTTGATGGAGAAAAACTGTTTAAAATAACAAGTCCTTTATCGGCAACAATATAACCAATATCCAATACTGTTGTAATTTTAGTATTGTTTAATAACTTATACATCTCAATAGTATGTGTACCACCTTCATCGCTATGTTCTTGTGATGTACCTAATACTTGTGGTTTATCTTGCAAATACATTTCAAGACCATTGTATGTAAATCCAGTAGATTTCATCACTTTTTCATTAGAACGTGAAGTGTATAATGGCGCTGCGAATTCAATTTGATAACGACGTGGTGTATTTAGAATTGGAGTAAAATATTTTTCCATATATACGCGAACACTACTACTTAAAATAGATGGATCACATGTATCAATTAAACGTGTTAATTTAGAATGTCTAAATACTCCATCAAATTGTTGAAGATCATCATTATTATATTTTGTGATTGTATCTTGTACTAATTTTTGTAATTCACCTGCAGTACGAGACGTCAATGATGGATTATATTTAAAATATACTTCTAAACGTAGATATGTGTATTCAGGGTCAATAATTTCTGGTGTAATAGAAACGATATTACGTGGCTTTAAAATCTGATCTTTAATTTTTGTCTTTTCAACATCATCAAGTGTTTCGCCTGTTTTTGGTTTAATACAGATATATGCTTTACCATATTGAGGAGGATCACTTTGTTCACCGCCCCAAACTGTAATAGATTCAACATTTGAATAATTTTCTAAAATGGCAGCGCGATAATCATCAGGAGTAACAACTCTATTTTGTGCAACGTATGATAGCGGTGCATTAAATTTAATTGATTGATTTGTTTCACGTTCTGCACCACCAGCTGAACGATAAATCGTTGCGATATCTACATTTGTATTGCCTTGAATATTACCATCTAAATTAAATGTTGTTGCACCGTTTGCAATAGTACCATCTGTTGATAACCATTCAATATTAATAACATTACCTGCAGTTAATTTTTTCGATGTAACACCATCGCCAAAGAAGATTTCATATTTTCCATCGATACCTTCTTGAATATAATATGCTTCAGATTGATAATTTACTGATGTAAAATTTTTAGCAAGAGTGTAAAGTTCATATGTAGTTGCTGATGAATTTTCTTTAACTTTTACAATTACAGTTTCGCGGTCAACATTTAAATCTGGAATTTCGAAATATTGCGTTGAGTCAAATGAATCTACTGTATATTCAATGTTGCGTAATACACCTTGATTGATAACAATGCCAGAAAATTTATAAACACCACTTACTGGAATAATCGTATGTGCATCTAATGTAGTAAATGCGTATTGTTTGTCATTAATTACAGTTGTAAATTTTGTTCCACGATCAATTGTTAATGCTGATGGATTTCCAGATGGATTAACAACAGTAATATCAATAGTCGCATATGCGGATGAACGAGAACGTGGAACATATCCAAGTAATTTAGCATGTGACACAATGTTAGAACGACGATCTGCTGTGTCTAGGAAAACTTCATTCATTGCCATATTAGCATTAACAGCATTATAATGAGTGTTGTATGCAAGAAGATCAATAAGCATATTCATGCCTGAACCTTCAAAGTCATAATCAGTAAATTTACCTTGACCTTGTAGGGATTTCATGTGTGCTTTAAGATTTTCCTTGATTTGGAAAAAATCTAATTCGGTGACTTTGATAGCCATTATCTTAATCTCTCTAATACAATAGTTGTTGCAGCAATTTGGTCTGATGATACGATTTGATATTCAATGCTTAATGAATATGAATTATTGTCTTCAGAATAATTCGATGTTATATCAAGAACACGTACACGAGGCTCAAAGTTATAGATTGTGCGACGCACGGCTTCTTCAATACTGTGCATCGTGATTGGATCTGCTGGTTCAAATAATAAACCACGCACACCTGAACCAATTTCAGGTTGGAATGGACGTTCATAGAAATTAGTCATAACCAAATTGATAACTGAACGCTTAATTGCTTCAATATCACGCACTGGATTAATATCTCCAGTGACTGGATTTGGTCTAAACAATAAATCTAGGTCCGCATACATCGATTGACGTGCGATAAATCCAGAGGCGCTATTTGATACGTCTAATGGAAGATCTGATAGTGATTGTGTACGCATATATCTATTTATTAACCTTTTAACGCGCTATACGCAGTAGCGCTATGTTTAAGTGCTGTATCATATCCATGGATCTTTGATGGATCTTTCCCAGGTGAACCTGCATTAACAATACTACGGCAATTGCCCCAATCTTGTTTATCAGCCCAAGCATTAACATTCGTACGCTTAAAATAATAACAAGCAGTCTCAATTGCAATAGATTTATCCTTTGCGACTTGATCTGGGTTTTTTACTAGTCTATCATCACCAAAAATAGCTTTAGATGCACGAAGATAGTTTTCCTTGAA